CGGTGGCGCAGTTCAGCCAAAACACCGATCTCTCTTCGACGGTCGACGACATCAACGACATGATGACCGAACTGGCGCAAGCCGCCTCTCAGGTGCTCGTTCTCAACGTCAGCCAGCAGACCGTGGTCCGCGTGGTGGGCCCCGGCGCAGTATGGCCGCAGCTCAACAAGCAGATGGTCGCGGATAACATCTGGCTCGAGGTGGATGTCGGCGCGAACGGCCCGCCGAACCGCCAAGAGGACGTGCAGGTGCTGACCCAGCTGGTGCCTCTCTTGCAGCGCATCCCCGGGATCTCGCCCGAGTGGCTGGCGCGGCAGCTGATCCGCCGTATGGGCGACGACATCGACATCAGCGAGGCGTTCGCCGAGGGCGTGCCTTCAATGGAGGCGTTGAACCAACTAATGTCGAAGCCGCCTGGCGCGCCTGGAGCGCCCGGCGGACCGCCGGGACCGGAGGGCCCTACCGGCGCCGGCCGCGGCCCGCCGCGACCGCCGGGGCCGGGTTCGGACCCGAACGCGCAAGGGCCGGCGGGGGCCAATCCTGCCGCCGCGACCAATGCGATGACTGGTCCCGGCACCGCCGGCTCGCTCGGCCCACGGGTGCCGCCGCTGCAGATCTACGGCAATAACGGCAATCGCCCTGGCCCCGGGACTGGCCTGCCGCGCGGCGCGAACTCCAATCCAGGGATGCCGACGCCATGAAAAGAGGGGAGAGCCAGCCGTTTCCGACTGGCTCCCCCCTGGCTACCGATATATGATCAACTTGACGCGCACGCCAAGGATGACCACTATCAAAGCCAGGAGCTTGTGATGGTGCTTCATCACTTTCTCCTCCTTCGACGGCCAGCCGGGCCTGTCCCGGCTGGTACCGTCGCCCCCCAAGTAGCACGATGACGGACGAAAAGCCCGCCTCGAGCGCGATCCACAAAGCGATCGACGTGGGCGGCGGTATCGTCGCGAGCCTCCCTGCCGTGTTCATCATGCTCCTTTTCATCAACGCCATTTTCTTGGGATCCACGATGTGGTTCCTCGAGCGCCAGCTCGAGCGCCGGACTGAGCTGCTGGCTCAGATCCTGATGACCTGCCTGCCCAAGGACTAGTTTTGTTTTGTATAGTAGATGACAGTTTGATCCACGTGGAACGCTAACTGCCAAAACACGGTGACTAGACACAACCACTAGACACCGACCATACAAAAGCGCATAAGTCTTGTAGTCCTACACGGGACGGCAAGACCTGTGGCAGAAGACCTCGCTACCTCTGACGTAGCGGCACCCTCGTCAAGTGCAACCGAAACGAGTGCGCCCCCGCCATCGGCGGCGCCGGACAGTACTGCGCCGTCGTCCAGCGCACCCGACAGTACTGCGCCTTCGTCAGGCGACAGCCGCCAGTCCGACCGAGAAGGGCTGCTTGCCGCAGTCAAGAAGGTCGTGGAGACCACCCCCGAGAAATCGGCTGCCCCCTCTGATGACGCGGGCACCGAGGTCGCGGAGAAAGTCGCCCCGGACCAGGCAGCGGCTACGGGCAAGGAGGAGACTCCTGCACCGGATGCAACAACCACTCTCGCCGACCCGACCGAGGCCGAGCTCAAGAAGCTCCGGCCGGAGACGCGCCGGCGTTTTGAGCGCTTGCTCGCGCAGCGCAACGAGGCCCGTCAGACGATCGACGCCTTGCAGCCGGAGCTCCAACAGCACCGGCAACTGCAGGGCTTTCTCCAAGAGCACAAGTTGGCGCCTGACGACGTCAACATGCTTCTCGGCGTCGGGTCGGCGTTACGCCGCGGCGATTACCAGGGTTTCCTGCAAGGCGTGACGCCTTACGTCATGGCCGCGCAAGAAGCGCTCGGTATTCGCGTCAGCTCGGATCTGCAGAAACAGGTCGACGAAGGGCTGATCGATGATGCGTCGGCGAAGGAACTGACGCGAACCCGGCATCGTGCCGCACAGGCCGAGGCCAGGTTGCAAGACGCCAATCGGGTGGTTGAGACGACCCAGCAAAGTCAACGTGTGGGCGAGATCCGCTCAGCCGTCGACACCTGGGAAGCCAGCATCCAGGCCAGGGATCCCGACTACGCCCAAATGTCGGGTGCTGTCCGCCGTTACGCACAGGGTCTTTTGCAAGAGCGCGGGATACCGCGCAACCCGCAAGAGGCGGTGGCGCTGACGCAGACGGCGTATGACGAGGTCAAAGCCACGTTTGCCCGGGTGCAGCCTGCGCCTCGGCCGACACGTTCCAGCCCGTCCAGCATCCATGTCGCAACCGGCACACCGAACGCGACGCCGCGCAGCTTGAAGGAAGCTGTCGTGATGGCGATCGCGAACTCACGGCGTGCCTCCTGACATGAGGACGAGCAGCCATGGCGTTCACCGCAGGTGAACTGACCAACATCGCCAACGCGGCGTTGGATTTCTTTTACAACAAGGGCGACACGTTTAAGCAGGCCATCCAGGCAAAGCCGTTGCTGCGCTTGATGGAGAGCTCGGCCAAATCGTTCCCCGGCGGCAAAGGCAATATCAGCCTCGCCGTCAAAGGCGATTACGGCGCAGGCGGCACGAACGATCATGTCGTCGGCTACACGCATAACGACACGGTCGCCTTCTACACGCCTGCCAACATCAAGCGCGTCAACTATCCCTGGCGCGAGCATCACATCGGTCTGACGCTCACTCATACCGAGCTGAAGATCGACGGCATCAGCGTCACCGACGAGGAAGGCGATGGGTCATCGCTCAGCAATCACAGCGACCGTGACGTTACGGTTCTGGTGAACCTGCTGCAGGACAAGCTCGAGGACTTCGGCGAGCAGTACGCGCGCAGCATGAACACGCTGATGTGGGGCGACGGCACGGGCGATGCGAAAGCGATCGCCGGCATCCAGTCGATCATCGCAGCGGTGCCAAACGCGGGCTCGCTCGGCGGTCTCGCGCGCTCGACCAACACCTGGTGGCAGAACCGCTCGGCGACAGCGGCGTTCGGCACGGCCGGCGGCCGCGGCGCAGTGACCTCGGCGACGACCAACGGCGGCGCGCTCTTGCAGTTCCTCCAGCAAGAGTATCGTCAGCTGATCCGCTACGGCGGCAAGCCGTCGAAGATGCTGGCGGGCTCAGCCTTTATCTCGGCGATGGAGATCGAGCTCCGGGCCAACGGCAACTACACGATGACCGGGTTCACCGGGCCGCAAGACGGCAGCATGGGCCAGTTGAAGTTCATGAACACGACCATCGAGTACGACCCGACGCTCGATGATCTTGGCTTCACCAAGCGCGCTTACTGGTGGGATCCGCGGCACATCTACTTGATGAAGCAGGACGGCGAGTGGGATCACAAGTTCACGCCCGCCCGGCCGTACAACCAGTTCGTCATGTACAAAAGCATGACGCATACGGGGCAGATGGTAGCGCAGCAGGTCAACTCGGCGCTTGTTGTCGAGATTGCTTGAGGCGCGCGGAGCCAGGCCATTTAAGCCTCCCTTGGTCTGGCTCCGTTTTCAGGAGGAGAGTTCATGCCAGCCTTTCATCTCTTGCGTTGCATGGTCGCGCTCGCCGGCGACGAGGGTAACAAGGTCTACCGCGATCGCTCGCGCCCGATCGTCTTCCCCGAGCTGCCGATCCTGCAGTTCATGCACGGCGAGGAAGCGATCACCGATGTCCATGTCGTCGGCTCTTGGGAAGCGACGAACGACGAGGTGCTGCAGCGTCTCTTGAGCATTTACGGCCCTGAGACGGTGCAGGCGGTCTTTCCCGGCAACCGCCCGCGGCTTCCGGCATCCGATGCGTCGGTGCCGCACTGCACGCTGCCGATCTACACGCCGCGCCCGACGCGCCCCGACAGCCCCGACCCCAAGCTACGGCCGCTCGATCAGTTCACGATCACCAAGGACATGCCGGTGCTCGAGGCGCCGCCATTGCCGGCCGAGAGCGTGCCGACGCCCGACGAGATCGCGGCGCACGCGCAGGACGATGACGACGACGATCTTGGCTTGAGCGATCCTCAAATGCCGCGTGTCGAGGATCTGCCGCACATCGTGCGCGACACGCTCGGCCGCGGATCCGGCGGGGTCAAGTCGCCTGCGTCACGTCACGCTGCAACCTTGCCCGACGTCAACGCGGGCGGCTCGCACAGCCCGACCTACGTGCCGTTGTCAACCCGGAAGTAGGGCCATGGGCAAGCAGCTCAGCGATATGTTGACGGATTTGCGGGCCGAGCTCGGTCACAGCACCAATGTCGCGCATGGTATCAACGATCGCGACACGCTGCTTTATTACCTCAACCGCACGCAGATCCAGCTCTACCAGGATTACGACTGGCCGCAGCTGATCATCGATCGCGACATCAAGCTGGAAGACGGCACGCGCTTCTACGACTACCCGGCTGATCTCGCTTTCGACGACATCACGCATATCTGGGTGCTGATCAACACGGTCTACAACGAGCTCGCCTACGGCATCGGCCCTTACGAGATGGTGTTGTGGAACTCGGACACGGGGTTCAAAAGCTGGCCGACGCGCAAGTGGATGCACAACGCCGATCGCAACATGATCGAGCTGTGGCCGGTGCCGGATGCGACGGCGGCCGACGCCAACGCCATCATCCGCGTGCGCGGCACCCAGACCGTCACCAAGATGATCAACGACAACGACGAGGCCACGCTGCCGGACAACATCATCGTCTTGTTCTCAGCCGTCGAGATCCTGCAGCGCGACAACGCTAAGGACGCCAGCCTCAAGCTGAACAAAGCCAACGAGGCCCTGCGCCGTCATCGCGTGCGGCAGTTCAGCCATAAGCAGGTGCGCCCGATGGCGATCGGCGGCGGCGGCGGTGATGCACAGTCACGGCCGGGACATCAGCCTGTTCTTGGTCTTGACTATATCCCGCCCGGATATAGCAGCGGGCCTAACTCACGATGAGCGAGTGGCACAGCACGGTGTGCGGTAAGCACTGATGGCTGACGCTAAAGTATTCAGTGTGACAGACTTTAAGGAAGGCTACGATGTCCGCAAGACACCGCTGACCGCGCCCGGCGGTTCGCTGCGCATCCTCGAGAACGCCGTGCTCAATCAGGGCGGCGAGATCGAGAAGCGTTACGCCTTCGTGCCGATGACGACGATGCCGACGGTCTACGGCTATCTGCTCGGCCACCGCGACACGCTGCATGCCTTCGGCGTCAACACCGGCGGCGCGCCGATCCCGCAAGGCGTCTGTCCCGTGCCGATCGTTGCGCACAACATCATCTTCGCAGGCACCGGGCCTTACGACATCCTCGATGTCGAGCCTTTCGACGAGCTCTTCTTCGTCTGCTTCCAGGATCTCGGCACCGGCATCACCTACTGCTGGTACAACGACGCGATGGTGCTCGAGGTCGACAGCAGCTACTCGCACGGCACCTACGCGCGCACCTGGAAGTCGAAGATGTACCGCTGCGACGGCAAGTACCTTCGCTTCAGCGGCGTCAACAACCCGGCGCAGAACGATCCGGACTCCGTTGACGAGCCGGGCGCAGGCTTCATCAACACGTCGCTCAACGATCCGCTCGGCGAGCCGCTGATAGCGATGGAAGTCTACTACTCAAACATGGCGCTGCTGTCGCAGCTGCAGTGTCAGATCTGGTCGCTCGATCCTGACCCGACGAAGGATACGCTGACGCAGCTGCTGCGGATCGGCATGATCGCGCCGCAGTCGATCCTGCAGTTCGGCACCGGCGATGTCTTGTTTCTCTCCGACAGCGGCGTGCGCTCGCTCAAGGCAAACGTCATCAATCTGGCGGCGTCGGTCAGCGATATCGGCTCGGCCATCGATCTGGCGCTGATCCCGCAGATCCGGTCCGACCCATCTGGCGTGGCGCATGCGGTCGCGACGGTGCAGCCGATCCAGGGGCGCTACTGGCTGGCGCTGGGACCGACTGTTTATGTGCTGTCGTATTTTCCCGCCGGCCACATCACGGCTTGGTCGACCCTCAGTCCCGGCTTCAACGTGCGTACCTTCGCCTTGGTCGGCAACATGATCTTTTGCGACGACAACGCGGGCAACATCTACCTCTACGGCGGCGTATCGCGGCAGGAGTTCGACAGCTGCAAGATCACGATCCGCACGCCGCATATGAGCGCCGACAGCCCGACCGAGTGGAAGCGCATCAAGAGCGTCGGCGTGATGTGCCAGGGCCAGTGGTCGATCAGCATCGGCATGCTGCCGAACAACACCGAGGCGTTCGAGCTCTGCGCCACGATAACGGATAACACCTACGGTCTGCAGAGCATCCCGTTCGCGGGCTACGGCACGCATATCGGCGTGCATATGGAGCACGCGGCGCCGGGCGAGGCGATCATGGCGGCGCTGCATTTCAACATCCAAGAGGGCGTTGTGACATGAGCGCGGTCGCCAGTCAGCTTGTCACACGTCCTGCGCTCGCGCATATCGTGCAGAACCTGCGCCCGCGCGATCGCGCCGAGATCTTCGCCTTGCGCTGGGACGACGACGAGGACGCGATGGTTGAAGGCGTCGCCGCCGCCGCGGGCGAGCTCTGGCGTATCTGGACGCTCGACGGCGAGCCGGTCGCGGTCAACGGCGTTGTGCCGGTGCGCCCCGGCGTCGTGGTCGCGGGCGCTTTCGGCACGACGAAGTGGCCGCGCATCGTGCGCGCGATGACGCGCTGGTCGCAGACCTTTGTCATCCCGGTCCTGAAGAACGCCAACTATCATCGCGGCGAAGCCTATGTGCTGGCGGCGAACGTCGACAGCAGGCGTTGGATCGAAATGCTCGG